TGATAATATAGTTATGTCTCAAAAAACAATTCAGATTAATCCAGCATATCTCTCCATCGCTGGAAAAAAAGGTGGGAAAAATACTAAAACCAGAAAGGAGCGCAAGGTAAAACCAATCGCAGCGGTGAATCCCAGCAAACTGCGTAAAGAATTGCTCACCAGAATTAAGGACCACCAGGATAAAACAGAAAAAACGATAAATGTCACGGAGGAAGTTAAGAAAGAGGACGAGTTTACAAGCAAATTTCACAACTCAATGGACTATTTGGAAGAACTATCAAAAAAGCGGAAAGAGCGGAAAAAACAGCAAAAAATACAAAAACAAACGAAAAAACAGCAGCACCGAATGCAAAATCAAGGTAATGCCGCAAACATATTTGTAAATACTGAGCTACCACAGGAAATGAACATGAATACGTTAAAACCAGAGGTTGTTGTCGGCGAAATGCCAGAACACATCATAATTCAGCAACAAACCCCAAATATTCGTCAAGGTCATAACCAAACATTAAAGAGGGAGCCTACGTATAGTTGTCTTAAAAATGGTTCGCGACCTACGTTCAAAGAGATGATACGTAATACGGTCCCTGCTACCGTAGAGACATTTGATAACGCCAAAATTCAAGTGACTCCAATGCCGGAATCACCGATGCCGATTGGTCCGTTACCATCGGCGCCAACAGCACATGTCGCAGAAAGAACAACAAAAATGGAGGAATTGAAGGCTAAATATCAATTACCCAAGAAGCCGACGCTAGAAAAACGAATAAAAACATACAAATATAAACTTGGGAAAAAGGACAAAAATGTGTCTGTTCTCATTAAAAATAACAACACGCGCAGAAATGTTAAAATGGCGCATGCCGAACTTAAAAAGAATAGCTTATTGGAAATAAAAAAATATTTAAAGGCCCACAACTTATTGAAGGCTGGTAGTGAAGCACCACCGGATGTGCTGAGGCAACTATATGAACAGACCAAACTAGCTGGAGAGATAAATAATAAAAATAACGATAACATGCTTCATAACTATTTATCAAAGTAACATAAAGTTTAACAAAATATAATTACTAGCTATGTTCTTTGATAAGACCAAATATAACGCAAGCAAAATGCTCTTAATAATGAGTGCGGCATTGTTGTTGACAAATATCTCCGCAGAGCGTCATCCACCAAAACCCTTTATCGGGAGGGCTTTTACGGAACCAACCCCGCCTATTCGCGATGATAGAGACAGGCGCGTCCGCATATCGGAACTTCGTAACATTGACGTTGCGGCCATAACCGAACGAATGAAAACTAGTGTTCCTGCTAATGTAGCGGGATTAACTATTGCAACGTGGTCTATGAATAGAGTGCTTTTTAAATTGTCCAGAATATTTTCTGGAGGAGGTAAAAATACAACATCTAGTAACAAGAAAGAAACGCCAAAAATAGAAGTAGCAAAAGAGAAGGTGGTAGTAAAAGACCATAATTATAAAATTCATCCACGATTGAGCGTAACTATTAAAATTATCTCATCTGGGTTTGGCAACGAGACCTACAATATAACTTATGTGACGGAGTAAACCAAAACACAGTGCTAACGATAACAACTTAGACAAGTAGTATAAAGATTATATATAGTTGAATATATAAATGACTATATATGATGAGTATTTTGAATATTGTAACCAATGGAAAAAAATATATGGTGAAAAAACATATGTTCTAATGGAAGTGGGAAGTTTTTTTGAAATTTACGGTCTTATTGATGATTGCGGCATATATTCGATTAATGATATGAATGTTCTTGAAAAAATGACTAGTCTGACTGTTAGCGTTAAAGATAAATCAATACACAATGGGAAAAAAGTGGTTTGTTCTGGATTTCAACCACCTCAATTTAATAAATATACCCGATTTGTTTCTGAAAATGAATATACTTTGGTGATCTACAAACAGGTAAAATACGGCAATTCTATTACTCGCGAATTTTCGGAGATAATCACGCCGGGTAGTGTTTTTGACGAAGAAGGAACAAAACTTTCTAATGTAACTTTATGTCTCTGGATTGAATATGTAAGGCCTTGTAAATATATGAAAGAAAGCGTTGTATTGGGTGTATCTACTATTGATATTTTTACAGGAGTTACTACAATGCACGAGAATACACAGGAGCCATACAAACACGAACCTAACACATATGACGAAATTGAAAGAATCGTATCCATATATACACCCAAAGAGGCAATTATTATTTCAAATCTTGATAAAAATACTACAACCGAAATCGTTTCGTTCGTAGGACTAGATAATTGTAAAAACTACATAATAAACTATACAGAGGAAAACCATTTACTGTCCAAATATATTGAAAATGCTGACAAACAGACATATCAGAAGGAGTCATTAAACAAATACTATCCCGATTTATCCGATGAATATATTGTTACTGATGTAATACGTAATTACAGTATATCTCTACAATCGTTCGTTGTATTACTGGATTATATGTACGAGCACAATTGCGATTTCACGTCCAAACTTAAATTTCCCAATTTCAATTATGAAACTGATAAATTAGTATTGGCTAATCATTCATTAAAACAATTGAATATATTAGACGATAATAGACATAAGGGTAAATTAAAGTCCGTTAGCAGTTTTCTTAATAATTGTAAAACAAATATGGGAATACGAAAATTCCTATATGATTTACATCACCCTATAAATAATATTGAAGAATTAAATGAAAAATATAATATGACCGATATTGTTATTCAATCGGGTGAATGGGAATATTATCGCAATAATTTGACGAATATCATTGACCTAGAACGCTTTCAGAGGGAATTGGTGATGAAAAAACATTCTCCGAAGATGTTTATAAAATTACACGCGAATTTATTAACTATAATGGAAATTGCTAATAATTCTAGGGTTAACTACGAGACGATTTATGAATACACATCATGTAATAGAGATCCAATATCAAACGGAACCCGTATTATTGAAAAATTAGAAGAAATATTCAATATTGAAATTGCTTCTACCATATCAGATGTATCTATAGAATTTTTAACTAATATATCAGTTCAACGATTACATTTCATAAATAAAGGTATATCGCCTGATATAGATAGTGCGCTTGATAGATATCATGATTGTTTGATTATTCAAAATGAGATTCAACGCTATCTTACTTCTTTAATAGCTAAAACAGAAACTAAAGGAAAGAACACAGACTACGTTAAATATTCCACTCAAGCCAAAACAGATCCGTATTTTTATGCGACCGCGCGGCGATGTACTATACTAAGCAACAATATCGAACCATTGTCTCCAGAAGATAAAATAGCTAAAATAGAATTCATATCTAATTCGGGGGAAGCTAAAGTCTACCTTCTTCATATTGAAGAAATAACTATTACTAGTAAAAACACCAGCAAAACCGAAAAAATAATTACGAGTCCACAAATACGCAAAATAATGTCTAATATTCAGTCGTCGTTAGATAATATTATCAAGTCAATCACTACATTTTACAATGATTTGCTAGAAGATATGATATCATATTCAGAGTCATTAGATATAGTTAGTTCTTATGTTGAAAATATAGATGTTTTACAAAACAAGGCTTACATAGCAAATAAATATAATTATTGTCGTCCTGCGATTAATAGTGAAAGCGAAAAGTCATTCTGCGATTTTACCGAGATTCGTCATCCGCTGATCGAACACATCCAGACAAACGAGCTATATGTAACAAATGATCTGTGTATCGGAAAAGAAGGAGATCATTTTGACGGCATGCTATTATACGGTACTAATGCCGTAGGAAAAACCAGTTTGATTCGCTCCATTGGTATTGCGGTCATTATGGCGCAGGCGGGTCTTTATGTTCCGTGCAAATCATTTACGTATTTTCCATATGATTACATATTTACGCGGATATTAGGAAACGACAATTTATTCAAGGGTCTCTCCACTTTTGCCGTTGAAATGTGCGAATTACGAACCATATTGAAAATGGCAACCAAAAATAGTATTATTTTGGGAGACGAACTATGCTCTGGAACTGAAAGTCCATCGGCGCTCAGCATATTTACGACGGGACTAGAATATCTAAGCGAAAAAGAATGCACATTCTTATTTGCTACGCATTTTCACGAAATTATTGACTATCAAGAAATTGTAAACCTCTCCAAACTAAAAATGATGCATATGGAGGTTATATACGATGAGAAGAATGATTGTCTTGTCTATAACAGAAAGTTACAGTCGGGTCCAGGAGATTCCATGTATGGTTTAGAAGTGTGCAAATCGCTCGGTCTAGAGGATGACTTCATAAAAAGAGCTACGAATATTCGTTTAAAATATAACCCTGATTCTGCTGGGGTTTTATCACAGAATACTAGCCGTTATAATTCTAAAAAAATTCGCACCATCTGTGAAATTTGTAAGAAGAAACAAGGCGTAGACACGCATCATTTAGAATTCCAGGGAAAAGCCGACAAGAAAACCGGATACATTAAAGATTTCAATAAAAATCACCCAGCTAATCTAGCCAGCGTATGCGACGATTGTCATAAAAATATTCACATGGAGAATATTGAAATGCGAAAAACGAAAACAACAAAAGGAACACGTCTCACACGCGTTAACTAATAATTTTATATTTATAATTTTATATAATGATTAAATCCTTAGACAAAATTATAAAATCATTAGACCCGATAAAATACCCATTATATGTGGTAATAGTTTCCTTATCTATAATAGTATTAATCGCTGTATCGCAGGGAATACCATTAAAAACAAATGAAAAACAAAATCCTACCAATGTAACTATAACAGAGGGATTTAGTCCATGCAATAGCGCTAAGTCTTTGAAAGAACGGGACAAAATGTGTGCGGGTTTTAACGATGCGCCTTGTAAATCGCATAGTTGTTGTGTATTATTAAGGGACGCGGATAAAAATTTTAAATGTGTGGGAGGAGATATATCGGGTCCAACCTTTAAATCTAACGATTACGACTACTACAATTACAAACGAAAATGTTATACCAAACTAGATAAAAGAGAAATTCCTTGCGAATAATGATATAATGATTTATATCTATTTCTATGTTTTTCATATATTTAATAAAAATTGATTTATAAAATTTACTATATTTATATATTAAAATGATTATCCCCGTAAAATGTTTCTCGTGCGGAAAGGTTCTTGCTAATAAATACAGATATTATGAGCAAGAAGTGCGTAGACTTAAGAATGCGACGAATGACGTAAACACGGTGACTTATCTCACACCCGAAACAAACGATAAAGCGGCCGAAGGTATAACAATGGACAAACTTAAACTAGACAAGATATGTTGCCGCAGGCATATGCTTACCCATGTTGAAATAGAATAATTATAGTATTATTAAT